GTTGTCCGCAGCGGGCCCGCAACGGGGGTGTTGTTTACCACTTTACTTACAATGTCCCTTTGCCGGCTGGCAATCTGCAAGAAACCAAGTAGTTAGAGTGCGGGGTTCGAATCCCTCCTCCTCTGCAACCTGCGTTTCTTGCAGCTAACGCCAGCCCCCCACCGGGCTGGCGTTTTGCGTTTCCAGGCCCCGCCAGCCGCTTTTTTGGCCCCGCCCGGGCGTTTGCCAACTCGTTGCAAGGCCAGTTGCAACAGAAAGTTTCAGTTACAACGTATCCGTTACAAGCGGTTTGCCACGTAGGTTAGTGTACATTACTAACCTTATTAGGCAAACTGCTATGAAATTACGACACCATATGCGCGTTCGATTCTGGTTTAGAAAAGCGCCCCTTACCCTCAAGGAAGCCAAGGCCAACCGCGCCGCCCACGGCGGGGTTCTAAAAGACGAGGCCCTGCCCAGCCGCCCCGGCACCATCACGGCCCGCGTGACGGTGGACGGCGCCGACTTCGATTTTGCTACCGGCGTGTACACCACCAAGGGTAGCTGGGACGCCAAGGCGCAGGAAATACGCGGCCGTTCGGCGCAGGTTAAAGCCGAGAAGGCCACGCTGGAAAATATCAAGGCCGGCCTCACCAACGCCTTCAACGACTTGCAGAGCGAAGGCGTGTACATCACGCCCGAGCGGGTGGTGCTTCAGTACCAGAAGCCCCAGGCCCGGCAAGCGGCGCTGATCCGCGTGTTCGACGAGTTCATAGCCGAGCGCATTCAGCTGGCCGTGCGCGGGCAGCTCAGCCCCGAGAGCGTCACGGCGGACCGCGTGCGCCGCGGGCTGCTGGAAAACTGGCTACGCGACGTGGGGCTGCTGGAAATTCGGCCCCGCGAGTTTCGGGTGGTGCGCGCTGAGCAGTTCGTGCAGTGGATGCGGGCGCAGGGCCGCAAGAAAAACTACGCGCTCAAAGTCGTGCAGACGTATAAGATGCTGCTGGGCTGGTGCGTGAAGCGCGAGCTGCTGGAGTCGAACCCACTGGCCGAGTTTCGCCCCCGGCTGGATCCGCCGGATGATCTGGTATTCCTAACGCCCGTCGAGCTGGTGCGGCTGTGGAACTACCCGTTTGCCTCCCCCGCCCTGCGGCGGGTAGCGGATTGCTTTGCCTTCGCCTGCTTTACGGGCCTGGCGTGGCGCGACTTGTACGAGTTTCGCGGCTCTCGGCACCTGCTGCCGCAACGCGATGGCTCCATTCGCCTGGTTATCCAGCGCCAAAAGACCGGCACCACGGCTATTGTGCCGCTACTCAAGCCCGCGGCCGATATCCTGGCCCGCTACGGTGGCGAGCAGCTACCCGTGCTCAGCAACCAAAAGTTCAACAGCCACCTGAAGCAGATTGCTTCGATGCTGGGCATGGAAAAGCATCTGACCACGCACGTAGGCCGTAAGACCGCCGGCATGATTCTGCTACAGGATGGCGTGCCCATTACCATTGTGTCGCGGGTACTGGGGCATCGCTCCATTACCGTCACCGAAAAAAGCTACGCGCAGGTGCTAGCCGAAACCGTCACCAACGAAATGAGCAAATGCCTAGGCGCCGAAACGCTAGGCATTAAGAGTGTAGTCCGACCCTTTTTACAGGTGTTTAGTGAACAACTTAAAGAGTCGGGGGCTCTTTTAAAGACAGCGTAATACCCTGCCTGTTGGCCTCTTCTTTAATCAGCACTTCCAGCATAGAGGCTTTTGATCTGTCGTTTTTATCAGAAAGGGCAGCCAGTAGATTATCAGCTAGTTGCGAGATAGTAAATGAAGTTTTTTTACGTTGTGTTGCCATTGCATTCCGGTCTATTTGCGGTATCTTTGTGGTATGTTACACCGCAAAGATAAAGCATAATGGCTAGCAAGCTCGCAACCGCAGAAGAAAGGTTTTGGTCCAGGGTTAATAAGACAGATGCATGCTGGTTGTGGACTGGCTATCGTGATCCGAATGGATATGGATCATTAGGGGTGGACTGTAAAAACCGTTTAGCACACCGCTTTAGCTTCGAGCTTCACAATGGCGCCATTCCAGCGGGCTTGTTTATTTGTCACAAGTGTGACGTGCCTAGCTGTGTAAACCCTAACCATCTTTTTGCTGGCACCCAAAAGGAGAACATGATGGATTGCTCTAGAAAAGGAAGGGCCCCTAGGCAGCAAAACAAAACCTGTGCAAAGGGACACGAAAGAAATGAAGAGAATTCACGCTATACTGAATCAGGCAGGTGGTATTGTCGCCCGTGTGCAAGCGAAAGCCAACGCCAAAACCGACTTGGTAAACGAAAAGATATTATGCCAGAAGTAGAGCCTACCACACCAATACGCATTCAGCGCCGTCGGGCAAAGGGCTTCAAGATGCCCGCCAATACTGTGTCTGTCTGCCGGCCGGGCAAGTGGGGTAACCCCTATCCAGTAGAAAAGCCTGAGTACGGACGGACGCCTGCGGCCGCTTATACTGAGGCTGTAGAACGGTTCAAGATTTATGCACAAGAAAAGCTGGCTGCTGATCCCGATTGGCTTGCGGCGCTACGCGGCAAAAACTTAGCCTGCTTCTGTAGCCTTGACAACCCCTGTCATGCGGATATTTTACTGCGCTTAGCCAATCAGTAGGCGCGGCCACCATGGGCATCACGGCTTCGCGCCGGCCGTTCCTGACGGAATTTACGGAGCACTTGAAAGCGGCGGGGTAGTTTTTTAATTATATTTTTAATTAAAAAAAGTCTTCATTTCTGAAGAGTATTCACAAAAAAGGCCCCTACCGTTGCGGGTAGGGGCCTTTTGCTTATCGAATCTCGTACAACACCAGTTCGTCCAACTTGCAGTCGAGACAGTCCGCGAGCCGCACGAGTACCACAAGCGGGGGCACGTTCTTGCCGCACTCGTAGCCGGAAATACTGCTCCAGGTAACGCCGACCTGCTCGGCTAGCTGGGGTTGAGTAAGTCCGGCCCGCACCCGCAGGCGGCGCAAGTTGCCGCGCAGAATAGCTGGGTTAAATATGCGGGCCATGCGACTGCTGGTAAAAGAGCACAGCGGCTTCGACGTACTGGCCTTTGTTATTCCAGTTCAATGTTATTCTCAACGATCTTTCTATCTAGGTACTCGTGTAGGCGCTGTGCTAAGTCGGGACTGACGTAGGGTTGTTTTCCGTTCAGGATTTTCGAGAAGGTGGTGTAGGCTACTCCGACCTTTTCCGCTACGAAGTCCATCCGCATTCCCGAATGGTTTAGTTTCTCTTTTAAGGTCATAATTGCGTTATCGTAATGGTTTCTGCGTCGTTGCGAATCGTAGTGTCCCCGTAGCAGATCAGTGCTTTCGCATGGCCGTAGGGCGCGAGACAACCCGTTAGGTCGGTTGGGTCGTGGCCTCCGATGCGGGACCACTGCTGAGCCAGTAAGTAGGCTTCCAGGGCAGCCCAGGTAGCGGCGTAGGTGGGGAAGGTTCCCGACCACGCCCGCCCGTCGGGGTACAGGTCGTAGTCGGGGTGCCATTCATCGTAAGTGGAGAGGATAGTGAACATTAGTAGCGGTCAGTCGTTACGGTCTTCTATAAGGAACCCCGCTTTTTCATCCGGGTCACCATCCTCTGCCTGCAAACTGTCAAGCTCATTCACCAGTAGAGTTAGGTCTACACCGTTCAGCGCCCCTTTTTCCACCTTATAGACGCGATGAATGAAAATAGAGCTGCCGCTATGGAATGTAGAGCCAGTTACAAGCAGATAGTAATAGTTGCTTGTTTCGCGGATGGCATTGCTGCCGTGCCAATAGTCGCAGCGGGTGTGTTCTCCCCGAGCCACTTCTTTTCCTCGCTGGAAGGAATCGTAGTTAAACCAGTCGTAACGTAGGTAGGGAATGCGGGGCAGTTGTAAGGATTGCATATAGTTTTGGCCGTTCCGGGGCCAGCGTAGAAGTTGTTGAACAAGACGTTCAATCCGTGTCAGTCGGAAGTCGGGAAGTTTTGGTTTTTATGCGTGCTTGGCCTCAGCTTCATCTTAATGTCTTAGTTCAGTTCGGCAATCGCCTTGGCACACGAGCCACGACGGGCAACCAGCATCTTCGCTTCAGCCAAGGGCAGCACCCGGCGAATGCGGTTACGGATGCCTTTGAGAATGTCGCCAGCCTCGATGCCTTTGTAGGCGGCGACTCCCTCGGCGAAGGATTTCACGTCGCGGTTGCCACGAGCGGAGTTGCAAGACAGGCAGCAAGTAACCAAGTTGGTTTCTTTGTTCGAACCGCCCAGCGAGTAGGGCGTCAGGTGGTCGAGGGTTAACTTGGTGCCCTGCTCTACCGATGCGCCGCAGTACGCGCAGCATAAACCGTCGCGCAGGTAAATAGCCAGTCTTTTATGTTGACTCAGCCAGTTCATTCCCTGTGTGCGTTTGGCGGGGGCGGCGGTAGTAGACTGGCACATGGCGGTAATACTTGCTGTTAGAGTATATACAAATATAACACATATTCTTGGCATAGCAAGTATTATTGCTATTTATTTACGATTTATTTTTACGCAAAAACGCCCCAACCTCTCCGACTGGGGCGTTTCTATAGCAACTACTTGTCAAAAGCTTCGCAAATAGCCTCTCAATTTTGCTAGGCTATTTGCGAAGCTACTTCCGTTCCGCACTCGCATTCGGTAGCCGGTGCGTGCGGTTGTAGCGCCGTAGCTCTCTAGTGTCCCGGCGGTTCTTCTGCTTATAGTAGCGCACAACCCGGTTGTACTTGCGTTCCGTTTGGCGGGCTTCCTTATAGGAGTAGCCGCGCCGGGTGCAGCTCAGGGCGGGCAGGCTTAGGCTCACCAGCAGCAAGATGGCTACCAGGGCGCGGGCCTTGCGCCAACTGTAGTAGCGCACGCCCCCGTACACCACGGCCGCCAGCGCCACCAGCCCCAACACCCAGCCTACGGGGCCGGCTAGGGTAGCTTTCCAGTCTGGAGCTTCCTCGGTGGTTACGGTCGGCTTCTGTTCGGTGCTGTTGCCGTTGCCCCTGGTGGCCGCAATGTTGCCACCAGTGCCGGCCACGTTGAGCACGCTGCTGTCGGTAGCCATCTGGCTGCCCTTTAGCTTGGTGTCGCCTACCGTGCCCGTACCGTTACCGGTGCCCGTCTGGATAATGATAGTGCTGTTCTTCACCTTCTTGCCGGGTAGCACCCCGTACGCAGCGGCCAATGGCTTGTTGGTGCGGGTCAGCCGGCGCAGGCGTTCGGCCCAGCTGAGCGGGGCGGCCTTCACCGCCGGCTGCTCCCAGGGCGCGGCGGCGCTGTCGGGGTTGGCGCTGGCCTCGTCGGTGGGGCTACTGGTAGGCGGCCGTTTGCCCGGCGGTGGGTCGAGCACGTTGTGCAGGGCAGGAGAGCAGCACACCAGCAGCAGGGCCAGCCAGAGCACGGAGAAGAGGTAGGCGAATGGTTTCATGGTTTCGGCGTACGTTTCGGGGTTTTCTTCTTCACCACGGGCTTAGCCTTTGGCTTAGTAGCGGGCTTGGGCTTATCAGCTGGCCGGGCCTGCAAGTCGGCTTTCTGGGCTTGCAGCAGCTTAATGCGGGCATCGAGCACGCGCACCTTGCGGTCTTTTTCGGTCTGGGTCATGGCTACAGAAGAAAAAAGAGTGTGATAGCACCAGCCAGCGCCAACACCCGCAGCAACACGCTGGCCAACTCCCCACCCGACTCGGGCGTGAGCTGACGAAGCGTCTTATCCAGCCAGGCACTGCTACCGACATAGAAGAGGAAATCACCCTTCACCAGATTCAGCACCGGGTCAAACAGCGCCACCCGCACCAGCAGCGCCACCACGTAGCCAGGCCACCAGCCGCGGCACACGGCCACCGTGAGCAGCACGTAGAGCAGCGGTATGGCGCGGTGCAGGACCTGATTGATCAGCTCCTGATGGGCGGGCGGCACGTAGAGCCGGAAAAGCATGGTGATGTGGGCCTGGGCGTAGGCATCCACCAGCACGTAGGCTGGTAGCAGAAGTAGATACCAGTTCATAAGAAGTCGTTGCGGGTGATGTTGTCGGCTTTCTTGCTATCGTTGGCCACGTTGCCTGCGGCGCGAATTACGAGGCCCATCACGCTCGCAAAGCCTGCAGCGAAGGTCACGTACGACCACCAGGTGGCCACGCCGTGCACGTTGAAATCCACCACGAACAGCGCCAGGAAGGCAGCAAGACCGAAGGCAATCAGGATAAAACGGGTTGTGTTGGACATGGTACTTAGCTTATAAGTGAAGTGAGTGAAGCGACTATGCGTAGCGGGCGTGCGCCTGGGCTAGCTTCTGGTCGTAGCGGTTGCGCTGGTAGAGGGCGCCGTTCCAGGCGCGGGCAAAGCTGGCCCAGCGGTGGTCGCGCAATTCGTCGTCGAGGCCGGCCAGCTGCACGTAGCGGCAGAACAGCAGCAGCTGGGAGGCTTCGCTTTCCTCCATCTTTTGGTAGAACTCCTTGAAAGTCTTGCAGCCGCAGGTGGTGAAGTTGAAGCCCATTACCTGAAATAACCCGTAGCTGCAGCTCAGGCCCGCGTAGTAGGGGCTCAGGCTTACCGCTTCCCGAAACAGCTCGTAGCTGTGGTTGATGGACTTGGGGTAGCCCGTTACCCAGCGGGGGTAGGACAGGTGCGGGTAGGCCTCGTCGAAGAGTCCCTTGGTGTAGCGCGAAAAGATGTGGGGCTCGAAGCGCAGCACCAGGCGGCCATCGGCAAGGAAGCCCTGGCCACTGGATTCAACGGCGGTTACGGCGCGCACGGCCGCTACGTCGCAGCCCAGCACATGCGCGGCGGCCTTATAATCAGCGAGGGTAAGAGAGGGCTTTTTCATAGTCGGCTGGATTCGGGTTCAATGCTCAGGCGCACGGCCTGAATGATATGCTCAGGCACGAAGCCGGTGCCGGGCTTGTAAAAGCGGCCCTTGTTGGTAGGCCAGATGTTGTAGAGCACGGCATTGTCCGGCCCGATCAGGTGCACGTCGTAGGCCCGGTGCTCCAGCGTGGCCGGCCAGGGTAGCCAGGGGTTGAGGTTGATCACCGGGTTAGGGTGTTGATGGTGGTAGGTCGGGTTGAGTGGTCACGTTCACCGTGTCGGCTTGTTCGACAAGCGCCGGCCCGGCCTCGGCTTTGATCTTGGCCCGCGTCACGTAGGCGTCAATTCCGAAGCCCGCGGCCAGAAATAGCAGCAGCGGGCTCCAGATGTATTCGGGCATCCAGCGCTGCCAGATCCAGCCAATGGGTAGCTGGAGCATGGCCAGCCCTGAAAAGCCGGCCAGGGTGAGCAGCTTGCCGTCGTAGTTGCCGCGGGCATCCTGAAAGGACTTGCGCAGGATGAGTAGGAGTTTGCTCATGCTAGTGCGGTAAGGGGGCCAGTAAGTCGGACAAGTCGGCGTGGAACTGCTGCAGCAACGCTTCCATCTGCGGCGTCACGCACGGCGGGGGCTCGCCCGCCGGGTGCAGGTGAAAGCCCTTCCAGGCGCAGCTCAGCAGCCCCAGCACCAGCCGGCCACCACCGGGCAAGGGACTGGTAATAAGCACGCACACGATGGTGCGGTAGCGGCGCTGGCGCATGGTCAGGTTGGTGAAGGCGTCCAATGCCTCGCCCTGCTGGCGCACCACGTAGGGGTTGCGACACACGGCCAGCCACAGGCCGGCAATGTCGGAGACGTAGATTTCGCGCTGAATCTGCATGTAGCGGGGCGCGTCGGGCGCGGCATTCGGTACGGCCTCCGAGAGCATGAACAGCTTCTCGATAGAGTCCTGATTTTTCAGGTACTCGCCGTTCTTGCTGCCGTAGACCGTGGCGTGGTCGCAGCCCAGCCGGTCGGCAATATGCTGCGTGTACTGGTGCAGGCGGGCCTGCCGTTCGGCCTGCGCTTCGTGCTCCTGCACCGTCATCAGCGACTTGTGGCTGGCCGTTGACTCCTTCACCAGGCCGATGACCCACCTGACCAACTGCACGGCGGCGGCCTTGGCCTCGCTCTTGAACAAGTAGAGTAGCAGCCACACCACTATGGCGCAGAAGGCCAGAAATGGGGGCATCGTCTTCACGAACGCCCACAGATCGTTTTGCAAGGTCTGCTGGCTCACGTCCACTGGGGGCGAGGGCAGTCGCCCCACCGCTGCCAGCGTGTCCACTACCGGCGGCGAAGAGGCAAAGCAGAAGAGCGAGAGCAGACATGGATTCACAAGGCTTCACGGTGGCAGTGGGCAGGTGTCGGGGCAGCTTAGCGGTAGCGGTAAGCGTTCGGGCGGCGAATGGGCTGCACCACCACCGAGGGCGTGCGGCCGGGGGCAGCGCTTCCGCAGCCACAGGTATTGGCGGGGTAGAACTCCCCAAAGTCTTTGGCGTGGGCTAACAGCCAGGCGCTGAGCTCCACCTCGTAGCCCAGCGCTTCGTTGTCGTAGATAGTGGCCATGCGCGCCAGGTCGCGGCCCTCCAGTGCGGTGCTGTACTGGCTGTCCTTGCGCACCAGGCTGTTGCTGGTGATGGTGGCTTGCGCAAACGGCATGTAGCGGGCCAGCGAGGCCAGGCATAGCACCGGCACCACCTTAGCCAGCAGGCTCAGGTAGGGCTCCGTTAGCGTGCCATCCTTTTGCAGGCGTAGCAGCTCGTCGTAAAGATTTTCCGTCAGCAGGGGCCGTAGGCGGGCGCGCTGCACGGCCAGTATGTGCGGGGTGAGCCGCTTCATGTCCAGCGAGTCGGGCAGATCCGCGTAGGCCGCGAAGTCTTCCTTAAGAAGTAGTAGCTGCTGCATTCGCGCCGGTGTTGTTGGCCCCGGTGGTCAGGCTGGCGGCCTGTTCCAGGGTCAGGTTTTGGATCGAGAAGTCCTGCTGTTGCAGGAAGGGCTGCGAGCCGTCGGCGCGCTGGAAGGTGCGAAACACGGCCTCGTAGCCGCGCTCCAGCGCCCGCTGCTCCCGGTTGATGACCATGCGCTGCACGTACTTCACGGCGTTGCCGAACTCATCCGAGGTGCCGAGCTTGCCAGCTACTTCGCGGCCAATGACCGCGCTGGGCAGCTGGAATACTTCCCGGATGTTGACCTTGATGGCTTCCTCATCCGTTGCGTAGCGCTTGCTGGCATCGGGGGCAGGTAGCGAGTCGATGTCGGGCTTCACGTCCTTGCTGGTCGCGTATTGCACGGTTACCCGCGCGCGGTTTTCGCCTACCATGTTGCCGTATTTGGCGGCGTTGGCCTCCAGCACTTCATCCGAAGGGTCGGCATTGCCGTACTCCGTGATTTGCACCTGGCCACCGAAGCCCTCGGCAATGTCACCGTGGCGACTCACCTTCAGCCGGGCCTCCGCGTAGATATCCTCCAGCACCGAGTCGTAGATGGGCCGCGGGTGGTGATGCGCGCCGGGGCGCTTACGCCACCAGTAGTACACCTCTCCCGGGTAGCCTTTCAGCCCGACCAGGTTACCCTCCTTATCCTTCCAGCCGTTGGCGCGGGCTGCCCGCTCTTCCGGCTTTTCCCTGGGGTTGAACACCGGATGCTTCACCGCGTCGGCTTTGCGGTAGCGACGGCCCTTGGTGGGGTCGCTGATCTGATTGAGCAGGTAGGCGTACTGCTTCGGGCTGCTTTTATCGGGCCGCCACTTTTCAAATGGCGCCCGAAATACCTCGCAGGGATGGCCGTTGCCGTTGATGTTTACCAGCAGGGCGTAGCCCTCCAGCTGCGACGTGTCCTGCGTGCTGATGCTGAACAGCTCGTCGACGGTTTCGCCATCTTCGTTGATTTCCGCCTGGTAGAAGGTTTCGTCGTTGAAGCCATTGCCCTCGATAAACTTCGCCTTCGTATCCACGCATACCGAAGCCGTCCCGCTGCCCGCTGACGCCTCAATCAGGCGCTGCGGGTAGCGGTCATCATCTCCCCAGCGCTGATAGTCGACGTTGGAGTTGAAGACCACAATATTCGGGCGCAGGGGTGCCTGCGCCCGAATAGCTTGCTTCTGCACTTGTTGCGTGGTCAGGGGCACGGGCTACTACTTTTTCAGGGTAGCACGAACCTGCAGCAACGAGGCAATCAGGTCGCCTTTATTGGCGAAGGCCTTGGGGTCGCTGTCGGCTACTTCGCTCAGGTAGAGTGCGTCCAGTTCGTCGCGCTTGAGCTTGTCGAGTTCTGCCGTTTGCTCAGCCAGCGTAAGGGCTACGGGCGGTACTTCGACCGACTCATTCACCTTGAATAGCTTTTCTGCCGAAGGATCAGCGGTCAGAATGCGCCCGGCAATGGTGTCCGTCAGGTTAGCATTCGAATACACCACCGGCGAACCGAAGGGGCGGTAGCTGGTAGTGTCCTGGTGGAACTGATATTTCTTCGGGGAAGTCTGGGTGGCCTCAGCCATAGTCGTAGGGGTTGAAGTGGAAGGAGTTGACTGGCTGCCCAGCCAGCGTAGAATGCGGAAGTAGGCGGAGCCATAACACCGCGGGCAAGTCACGCGCACGGCTTCGGCGCGGGGCCAGATACCGGCGTGCACGGCGGCTATTTCCGAGGGGGTAGCGTGGCTGGCGCCAGTCAGCCGAAGCTGACTGGCGCGGTTCACCCACTCACCCAATTCACTAGAATATGCCACGTGCAATACCGGATAATTAAGCGGCTACCGGAACGTCGTAGAAGCTGTCAAACAGCGCCTTAGTAGCGGCCGGGTCGTAATTACCCTCCACGTCAAACACCATCAGGAAATCTTCGCGGCCACCTTCTTTCGTCGAGGAAAGCGTTTGCTCCGAGCCGGCGCCCAAATCTTCGTTGCTGGTGTCGCTGGTGTCCTTGCTTAGGCCCAGGCCGGCACCGAGGCCGTATATTTTGTAGTAGCCATCGTTGGCCAGAATCACCCCCACTACCTTGTCCTTGGCCAGGTCTTCAATCGTCTCCACGTTTTCGGGCGTGTTGGCGAACGTAGCGAAATCAATTTCGTGGTTGTACTTCGGGCCGTACTTGCCGGGGCTCAGCGTTACGCGGGCCGTGTTGCTGTCGGCCAGGCCCTGGAAGAGGAAGCCTTTCTTGGTATCGGCCAAGGCTAGGGCCACGCCCTTGCGCACGGTAGCGTTGCGGGTAGCGGAAACGATATCATCCTTCCGGATCAATACCAGCTTGGTGCTCAGACCGCCGGCGGCGGGCTCGCATACGGGCGGCAAGCCGCGCTTGAGTTGGCCACAGGATAGTGCCATAGTCGTAGAGAAAAAGAGGTTGCTGAAAAAGAAAAAAGGCCCGCCCGGCGTGGGCGGGCCTATTCAAGCAGTCGGAGCGGCTAGCCTAGTAGGCTGCCACGATCAGGTCGGACGTCATCACTTTGGCGTCGAACTTGAACATGCTGCGCATGTGCGTGTAGCGGGTTTCGCGATTGTACCAAGCGTCTACCTCGGTGGCAGCGTCGTAGCTATCGAAGCCGGCGCGCAGGTTGCCACGAGTAGTGAGCACGGCGCGGTGGGGCAGGTCTACCTTGCCCTCCAACTTGAAGTCGCGCTTCAAAATCTTGTCGAGGTCGGGCACCTTGATGATGGGCACGCCGCGGAACGTGGGCGACACCAGCACACCTTCCTGTAATTTCCAGCTGGTTTCCAGCTTGTCGTTGCTCTCGCGGTAGTCGACCCAGTTGCCGGCAATGGAACTGGTGCACAGCAGAATCTTGTCGTCGGCGCCCTCTAGCTCCCCTTCGGCAGCATTCACCAATGCCTTGAAAATCTTGTAGGACTCGCCAGCGGGTAGCGTTTGGTCATCTGCTACGTTCGCAGCAATCTCGTAGGCGCGCAGGTCGGGGCCGGCGTTGAAGACCTGCTGGAACAGGCCGTTGATGGCGTTGTAGTTCTTCACATCATCTTCGCCGTTCGTGAGCTTAGCGGCCGTGATGGCGGTATCGCCCAGCAGTACGAAGCGGTAGATGTCGCGCTTGATGGCCGACACGAACATGTCCTGCACGAACTCCGACCAGTAGGAAACGGCGGTTTCGGTACCCGCGTCGCCGGGCACCAGGCTACCACGCTTGATTTTGATGAGCGTGTTTTGCAAATCATCGCGCTTGTAGCCATTGTCCATGCCCCAGGCCAGGAAGGTGCTGTCCAGGTCGTACGCGCACTCCTTAATCCAGGCCAGCATCGGCTTCGGGTCCCAGGTGAGCTTGTCGAAGGGAATGCGCGGGGTGGTGGCTTCCGCGCCGCAACCAGGGTCGAGGTGCGTGACCTTTTCGAAGCGGCCCACAAAGCCCACGTCCATCTTGGCCTTGATGCCATCCTCAATTTTCATGATGGCCGTCAGCAACGGGTCTTCCATGATGGATTTAAGGATGTAGGCGCGGAATTCTTCCGGTCCGTAGAAGGGCGCGTTGCCGCTCACCCAGCCGTAGTCGAGAATGGTGTTAGCCATTTTTTAGAGAAATAAAAGGTTTAGAGGAAGGGCCTTCTGCGACTACAGCGTGCGGCCGTGTTTTTTCTTTTCGCGCTCTTCGCGGCGCTTGGCCGCGTCGTCGTGGTGGTTTATCGACTCGGATGTATCTGACTTGGTAGTCTTCGTCTCCGCGTTGTCGTCGAGGTTCACCTTACCACCTGACTTCACCAGCGCATTCACCTTCGTGGTCAGGTTCGTGATGGCGGTGCGGTCGTTTTTCAGGGCCGAAATATCATTGGCCATGTTGGTCATCACGCCGGTGAGCGCCACCACGGCCTCGGCCAGGGCAGTCACGTCGGCCGGGTCGGCACTGTCTGTTGTGGCCGTGTCGGTAGTCGTCGCCACGATGCTGGTGATAGCGCCAGCGGCCGTGGTGATGGTGTTGCCATCCGACAGGTCGTAGCTGCCATCGGCCACGTTCGCGCCGGCCGCATCCGTTACCATGTCGCCTTCGGCGTAGGTGTCCCGGTCACCGGTGGCGATAGTGAGCGAGTCGCCACCCACGGTCGTGACGGAGAGGTTGGTGGTCGCCACCTTTTCGAGGTTGGTAACTGCGTTTTTAAGGGACTTGAGGAAGTCTTTAAATTCGTTGGCCATAGTGGTAAGGGCCGAATCTGACGAGGCAGCGGCCGTTTTAGGTTGAACAAGTGCGGTTTTAGGAGGGGCAATGGCCAGCGCCGTGACGGGCTGCACAATCTGCGTGGCAAAGCCCAGGGCCAGCATAGATTCCGCAGATTGCTCCACCTCCTCTGCCATGACGGCCGCCATCTCCGCTTCTGAGCGGCCAGTACGATCCACGTAGAGGTCGATAAGCTTCTGCTGGCAGGCGGCCATCTCATTTGCCCACTTTTGCGCCTCAGAAGCCGTGGCTCCGATTACGCCGCCGCGGGGCAGGTGTACCAGGCAAACGGTGTGCTGGTGAATCAGACGCACGCTACCCGCCAGCATGATAGCGGTGGCAATACTGGAGCACTGCCCTAATGCCTCGGTGGTGATGGTGACGCCGGGCAGGCTACGCAGGAAGTCGTAGATACCCAGGCCCACGTCGACGCGCCCGCCGGGCGAGTTGATGACGGCGCGCACGCTGTCGAACGGCTTTTGCCATTCGAGCTGCATGGTCACGTCTTCGAGCGTGGTATAGGGATAGCCATAGCCGCAGGCCTCAGCCTCGGCGCTGTCAGCCACAATCGGACCCGAGATATAGACTTTAGCCTCTGCCATGCCTCAAAATTCCCGCGTATGGGGGCGGCAACGGAAGAATCGGTGCCAGCAGTTTGACAGGCGCGGGAAATTGTGTTACGCTTTTGGCAACCCGGTTACGTTTTTGGGCTAGCGGGTTTGGTTTAGCACGATTCAAGGAGGAGTTTTCGGACGCATTCCCTTCTCCCTATGGCTGACCAGACTGAAAAGATCCTACTAGAAATCCGGCTCGATGACGAGCAGTACAAGCAGGAAACCAAGCTCATCCGCGACTCGCTGGCCGCGCTGGTGCTGGATATCGACAAGACGAAAGGCCGGCAAAAGCAGCTCAACGAGCAGCGCAAGGCCGGCACCATTGCCGATGCCGAGTACGCCAAGCAGGCTGTGGCCCTGCGCGCGCAGCTAAAGGGCCAGCAGGCCGACCAGCGGGAGTTGGAGAAGGGGCTGGAAACACTGGATAAAACCTTCAAGTCATCGGCTGGCTCCGCTGAGCAGCTACGCAGCGCGCTGAGCGAAACCACCACGGCCTTCTACGCCATGTCGGAGGCAGAGCGTAAGACTGCCGAGGGGCAGGCGCTGCAAAAGCAAGCCCTGGCCATCTCGGATGCACTAAAGGAAATCGAGGGTAGCGTAGGCTCCACTAGCCGCAACGTGGGCAACTACGCGGCTAGCTTTAAGCAGGGCCTGGAGCCGCTGATTGTGGAGCTGGCCAAAATCCGGGAACAGCAGAAGGGGCTGGAGCAGGATAGCGAGGGCTACCAGGTACTGGAAAAGCGGGCCATCGGCTTTCAGACGGCGGCCGTGAAGGCCGGCGCGCAGGCGGGGCTCTCGTTTGAGCAGGCTGAGGCGAAGGTAGTCGACTACACGGCGAAGATTCAACCCGCCATCGAGAACCTGGTGCGGCTGGAAAAGGAGCAGGAGAACGTAGCCGAGGGCTCGGATGCCTTCCGCAAGATTGGCTTTCAGATTGCAGCGGTGGAAAAAACGCTGGCTGAGGTGCCCGCCGAAACCAAGAAGGTTAGTGCGGCGCTGGCAGAGGCAGCCGACACCACTGGCGTGCTGGGCGGCGCCACGCGGCAGTACAACGAAGTCAAAACGAAGTTCACAGCCGTTACGAACCTGGCCAAGGCCGCTACCCTGGCTGAAGTAGGGGCGCTGGGGCTGCTTAAAATTGCGCTAGCTGCCACCGGTATTGGCCTATTGGTACTGGCCTTTAGCGCGCTGGTTACCTTCCTGACGAAAACGCAAACCGGCATTGACTTTCTGGAGCGCAAAACCAAGGGCCTCGGCGTGGTAGTGGGCGTGCTCACGGATAAGGTCAGTGCTGTAGGCGAGGTGCTATTCAAGGCGTTCGACAATCCCCGGCAAGCCATTTCCGACCTGGTAGATTTAATTGGCGAAAACCTACTCAACCGGCTCAAAGCGTTTGGCGTCATCGTCGACGGCATTATTAATCTGGATCCGCGCAAGATTGGTGACGGCTTCCTGCAGGCCAGTACCGGTATTGCGGATGCGACCAGCAAAGCCCAAAAGTTCACGCAGGAGCTTGGCAACGCGGCCAAAGCGGGGGAGCAGATAGCGGCCGAAAGCCAGCGCATTCGGGATCTGGAGCGGGAAATAAATCAGGAGCGGGAGCAGAGCAAAGCGCAGATCGAAGCCCTGAAGCTCATTGAGCAGGACACCAGCAAGAGCACGGCCGAACGGCTGGCCGCGGGCCGCGAAGCCTTTGCGCTGGAGGAAAAGAGTGCGGACCGGCAACAGCAGCTGCAACAGGATCGGATTGCCAACATCGAACGCGAGCAGGCGCTGACCAACAACCTGACGGCGGATAACGAATTGCTGAGTCAGGAAAAGATCAAGCTGTATGCGCTGGAGCGCGACAGCAACACGCGCCGCATTGAACTCAATAACCAGCTCAATGCTATTCAGAAGGGCGCGGCCGACAAGGAAAAGGCCGATGCCAAGGCCCGTGCTGATGCCGCGGCGAAAGCGGCCGAGCAGCGCCTGGCTAACCTGCGGGCCGAACTCAAATTGCAGAATGATCTACTCGATCAGCAGCTACGCAAAACCCCGGACGGCTCGGATGAGCAGTTACAGCTACTAGCGAAAAAGCTGGAGAACAGCCGTAAGATTGAGCTAGCCCAGAAAGGTATTACCGTAGGCCAGAAGAAGCTCATCGACGAGAAGTACGAGAACGATGTGGATGAGCTGGTGGCCACGCACACCCGGCAGCGCATCAACGCTTCCTTGCAGCAGGAAGCAGCCGTGATTGCCGCCCGGCTGGTGGCCGTGAAAGCGGGCAGTGATGAGGAGCTACGCTTGCAGCAGCAGGCCCTAGAAAAGCAGCGCCAGCAGCAGCTAGCCGCCATCAACGACCGGGAAGACGCCGAGGTGGCCTCCGCGCAACGGATGCTCATCAATGCTCAGGCCGATAAGCAGAACACCGACCTGATCTACCGCAACCGCAGCGAGGCGGCGACTACCTTCTACCAACAGGAGCGTAACCAACTGGAGCAGGTGCGGGCGGAAGGCCTGGTCACGGAGCAGCAGTACAGCGACACGCTTTACCAGCAGGAACTCGGCCGGCTATCGGCTCAGCTGGCAATAGCCCGCGCCTACGGGCAGGATACGGCCGCCATTGATCAACAACTCACCGAACTGAAGATCCAGCATATTGATCAGGTAACGCAGAAGGACCAGGCCGCGAAGCAGCAGCAGCTAAGCACTGCCATCAGCTTCGGTGAGCAGCTGGGCCAGCTGTTTGCCGATACCATGAGCGACACGGGCGCGCAGCTGCAGGACTTCGCGGCGAAAGCCCTGGTGCTGATTCTGGATACGATCAGCAAGGCCGTGATTGCGGCGCAGGTGAAGATTCTAACGGAAGCACTAGCCTCACCCGAATCGGTGGCCACGTTTGGCGCCGCGGGCTTCGTGAAGGCGGGCCTTATCATTGCCGGCCTCACGGCTGCCACGGCGGGCCTGAAAGCATCACTAAGTAAGACGCCCGCCCAGAAGTTTGCGGAAGGGGGTGTGGTGCGGGGCCGGCGCCACAGCGAGGGCGGCATTCCCATGTACCACAAGTCCGGCCACTATGTAGGCGAGATGGAGGATGAGGAAATTATCCTGACCCGTAACGTCTACCGCATTCCTGCCCTACGCGCCGCAGCTTCCGCGCTGAACGTGGCCGCTGGGGGCCGGCCGTTCGCGCAGGGCTTACAGCGCATAGCCGCTATTCCGCGCCACTACGCGCAGGGCGGTATTGTGCGCTACGACCCGGCTACCATGGACGAGATGCGGAGGCCGGCGGGCTTTAGCAGTGGGCCTTCTGCCCAGATTGATTACGGCCTTTTGGCAGCTACGCTTGCCCAGGAACTCACGCCCGCCTTCGTGGCCGGGGCTGGCGCCCTGCCCGCGCCTACCATCCGCGCTACGGAGTTCAACCGGATAGCCGAAAACGAGAAGCGGGCCCAGGCCCAAAGCAACCACTAGCCCTATGACGACCTACGAACTATTGCGCAGCCTGGAAGCCGCGGGCACGCTGACAGCACTCTACCACCGGGGGCTGCTCAACCTGAAGAGTTACAACCACAAGGATATCTTCGAGTACTACCAGGCCCTGCGCAGCACGCCCCGCTACGTGGACCGCTCGGAGGAGGCGGCGCAGGAAACCGCTCGGCAGTGCGGTGTCTCGGAGCGCAGTGTTTGGCGGGCGGTGCGGGAAATGCAGCAGCGCGTGTGAAGGTTTTTCTATACCTTTCAGTCCTTTCTCATTGTCCAGTTCTCTAAGCCCCGGCCGCTCGCAACAGTCGGGGCTTTTTATTCACTCAGCCGCAGCAACTCCACCTCCGTACTCGGCTGGTCATCCTCGAACTGATTGATCTTGTTACAGTAAAACCACGCCCCTTCGCTTTCCAGCCACACCGGCTGCAACTGATCGAAGCTGACGACCTCAACGGCCCGCAACCGCACCGAAGGCGTCAGCACCAGCGGCCGGCGCAGTACGGCCGCCAGGTGCGGGTAGTAGGTGGGTAGCAAGACGGAGGCGAAATCCAGCCCCGCGAAGGTGGCCACCGGTAATAACACGTCCTTCACGGTCTTCTCACCATCAGTCAGATCAACCGGCCGCGTGGCCGTGCCCGCGTAGAGCAGGCGCGGCTGGGGTTGCTGGGTGTCGTAGCGCAGTTCCAGGGCGGCCCGGCGGGCTTCGGCCCGCTCAGCGGTGGTTTTGGTGGTATCCGCGGCCGTTTTCTGGAAATCCGCCAGTTTTTGGGCATCAAATGCGTCCTTTTCGTGCCAAAATGCGAGGTAGGGCAGGCCGGCGGCGCCCGTAGCAGAGGCCGTAAAGGGCAGGGTTAACACCGTTTTTTCGGCCTCTAAGGTGCTGTTTGGGCACAAAATGGCCCCATTTCCGAGGGTTGCGGCCGTTTCGGGGTTGGTGCTGTCCTCTTTCCAGGTAAAATAGTTGGCCTGGGCATAGTTGCCTACCCGCCAGCTGCGCTTCACAGGCTGCGAGAGGTCTACACGCGGGCTCCAGTCGGGGGCGGAGGCCAGGCGCTGCATGAGCTGCGCCGTGGGCGTAAAGGAAATAGTACCGCTGGCTGGGTCGGTGCGCTGGGTGAGGCCAAACAGGCCGATGATCGCCTTCACGAAGTCCTTTTGGGGTAGGTCGGGTAGCCAGTCCTGCAGGCGCACCAGGCCACCGGGCGGGAATTCTTCGAGTAGTTCTACCTCGAATACGTCCGCTTCGTCGGCCAGACTGTTGCCGTACTCCCACCGCTCCCCTACCACGAGGCGGGTGCGCTCCTTACCCGTCAGGCGCACCGATACGGTGTCACCGGCCTGCAACAGAATCGTATCCTTCTGGGCAGACAGGGCCACCGCGGCGCTACCGGTGCTGACGAAATCCTGCACCACGGGCTTGCCGTTCACCAGCACCTCCAGCGTGCCCGACACGCGGCCCACATCGCAGCGCAGAAACAGGCCCAGGCCCGCTTTCAGGCGGTAGTAGCCAGCCAGTTGGATGGTACGGATGCCGGCGGCGGCGCTGTAGCCCCCGGCGGGGTCGCTGTAGCGGGGCGCGGCCACCGAGTCGTAGATGAGCGTGCGCTGAAACTCGCTGGTGAAGTAGCCGCGTTGGGCGGTGCCCAGCCCGCCAGTACGCAGGGCCGCGCTGGTGTGCTGCTTGCGCAGGTCCTCGCCGTAGCCAAACGGGGCCGTGGCGGGCACCACCAGGGCGCGGGCGGGTTCGGGTAGTTCGGGCATGGGTAGGCCCGCCTCGGTGAAGAGTTGGGCCCAAATGGCCTGCGCGTAGACTGTCGGCCACAGGCCCGCCTCGAATACGTTCAAAAGCGCATCTGCTGCTGGGGCGCCTTGCCCCCGGTCGTAGAGGTCGTAACGGTAGCCGGTGGTGCGCTGGGCACCGGCTACGATGTTGGGTAACGTCCAGCTGTGATCGTACTGGCTCAGGTCCAGCTCCCGTAGCTTCTTATCCCCCAGGGCGGCGTACAGCTCCACGTTGCCGCCTACCACGCGGCCTTCGAAGCCACTACTACGCGTGTGGCTGTCGAGTAGGAACTGCCCGCGCGGCACGAGCTCCACCCCCCCGAGCTTGAGCACGGCCGGCACGCGGCGGTAGGGCAGCTGCGTGGTGCTGGTGCCTTGCTCACTGTGCTCCAGGGCCCGGCGCACGGCGGCGGCATCGGGCAGGCTGATGGAAGTGGAGTAGTCCGACTGCACCGAGTCGGGCTGCGTCAGGTCGTTGTCGCAGCGGGTGTAGGCCACGCGGCCCACCAGGAAGGTGCTATCCGATTCGGGGAGGAGCAGTTCGTTCACGGCCTAGTTGCTAAGGGCTTGCCGGGCGGGCAGTTCAATTTCAAAGCTCAGTTCGTGGCGGCCGTCCTGGGGCGTGAACACGGCCGAGTTCGGTACCAGGAACACCGGGCTTAGTTGGCCGCTGTAGTCCTGCTGGTACACCTGCGGGCTGTCGAGCAGGGTGGTAAGGGCAGTGACGGTTTGCGTGTCGAGGTTGCCAGCATAGAGGGTTTGGGTCGTGTAGCCGGGGCGGCGTACCGCGACCGTATGGCGGCCGGGGGCGGGCTGGTAGCTGGTGGCGCCGCGGATATCGGTTTTCTGGTCGGTGGCCCCACTGAACAGGAAGCCTTCCAGGTTGCCCAGGGGCGAAAGCCAGCGCAGGTAGAGGCCCGCCGGCGGGCACAGGTCTATGTGAATCAGGAGTGGTTGGGTATAGGGCATAGGGTAAATATCCTACGTGCTCAGAACCAGTCCAAAAGAAGTTGCCTAAAGCGTAACGGGATGTTGGGATAGGATACAAAAAAGCCGCCTGCGGGTAGCAGGCAGCTTAGGGCAACCTCAATTTCAGTGAGCAACGTATCTCTATTATGAGAAACCCGCGCCACCCTCGTAAATATGCTACCCTGTGGCGCCGGCTGCCGTGGCTGCTAGCTGGCGGGGTAATAATAGCCTTCGCTGTTTTGGTTGCAGTATTTGGCTGGTAGTACCTTTATACTTCACTTTATAGATCTTCTACACGTGAAGCATTTTATTCTATTCGTATTCGTTACAGCGTTATTCTCTTGCACGCAACAGGAGCAAAACGACGGCGCCAGCACTATCACAGACGAGTACATTGCCAGGTCGGCTGATTTCCAAAACACGATCTACGATGACATACTGCCGGGAACCGCGGCGCACCATCGTTCTGCGCTGGCACGCATCGCGCACCATTTTCCTGATGGATTGCCTGACTATGTGGACATAACACTGTATTCCACAGTATATGGCAACACGTACCCGGATTCTCAGGTTGGCATTGCCGTATTCGTTGACGGTGCCTTAGTTGGCATGGCTAATCCGGAGGAGGCCAATGAGGAAGAGGAAATCCGAGTTGAGCTGAGCGGCGAACCAGGCCCGCACACGGTAGCTTTGGTAGAGGCACTACAGGAAGAAACCATACCGGGCTTTTACGCTGGCACATCCCTTATTAGCGCCGATTATGGAGGAAATTTCGGCTATACCGTTGTGCGCGACACTACCGCAGAGGTAGTATTAGAAGACACGGATAGTATCGGCCTCGGCATTGGAACGCCCGTAGCGCAGCGGGATGGTGTGCAAGCGCAGCTGGCCAAGCTCATGCCGGGTATGCGGTTCGTTAGTCTAGGTGCTGGGCGCCGCCAGCTCAGCACCAGCTACGAAACGGCCACGAAACGACACGCGATGGTACAGCGTATCGTGCAGGTTGTTAAAGGCTCGCAGCACCCGCGCTATATCATGGAGTTGGGCGACAATGACGCCGGCACTGGCAAGAACGTAGCGCAGGCCGCGAGCTATGCAGCACTGTTTCTGGACGAGTTGCACCGCACATTGCCTACCCTGCCTATCACGCTACAAACGCCGTTACGGACCTTTCGCACCGACTCGTATAACGAGCGCAACATAGCCCCTATGCGCGCGGCACTCAGTAAAATTGCAGCAGCTAGAACCTGGGTGCACTTGGTAGATGGCTTGGCTTTAACAGATAGCGAAGCTGACTACGCGGATGGCCTGCACCCGAATCGCGCTGGCTGTATGAAGTACGCGGGCAGGCTGTATCATGCCGCTTTCAAGTAAACAAAAAAGGCCCTCCGTGATGGGGGGCCTTTTTTGTCCGGGTATAGCGTCTTACACGGGCACCCCGTTGGCAATAATCGCATCGACGAAAATGGCCGAAGGATAGGCCGGGTCTATCTGACAGGTAATCGTATAGGCGGCACTGGCAAACGTTGGCGAAGTATATACCACGGCCGAATTAGTAGGTGTACTGGCCGCTTGCGAAATATCCACGCTAACTTGATGTACCACGTTTCCGGAGCTGTCTCGCATCGTTACCAATACGTGCCCTACCCCGTTGGCCTTCGGTGATACCAATTGAAACCCGGTCATGGTACGCGCTGGGTAAATCACTGTCTGATTGAGTTGCGATAGAACGAATCCCGTACCACCACTATAGAGTATGGTGTTGGTTTCGGTTCGGGTGACACCGTTTGGTGTAGAGGCTTCCGTTTGCTGGATCAGGACATCTTGGGTGCTACCTCCCCCACCAGAACCGCCCGTTGTGGCAATGGCTTTTCGCACGTTTATTTGCTCCAATGTCAACTCACCCGGCCACACCTCATAACAGCCTATCGGACCAAAAAAGCGCCCTAGCGTCCCATTAGCATCCGTCTTATCGATAGCGGCCCCGAGTCGGATACTCGTTTGAAAACGTGTCACTCCGGGCGGGATACCTGTTGTTACAGTGTCGTTCACAATCATTGTGCTACTAGTGGCCCCGAGTACAATAGCTACAAACGTGTCCTGTTCGGCATTGAAGCGTACGCCTCGTACGCCGCTGATCGTGCCGCCTGTTGCTGCAGAATAGTAACCAGACTGGTCGTTGTCCAACCCTTTCGCATACGCCGCAATCCGACCCCGTTCCGTGTCGAAAATAAACTGGCTCGTTTGTGCCGACGTTGAGCGACAGGTAAAGATGATCGTGTACGCGCCGCTTTGTTGAGCCAGCGCGTTTACCATCATAAACTGCAAGGTGTCTTGGGTGAAAAGGGCTGCTTTTTTCCCGAAAACAGTACCGTTAAAACTTGGCTGCCTGGACACAATATCCTGTATAGCATGATTGCCCCCGCCGCCGATGTCTTCCCACCGTGCGCCGCTGTTATTGCCCTCCCAGCCATGAAGAATCAAGGGCTGCCCCAGCACTGCTTTTGCATTGTAGGCAGCCAACCAACGCGGGGCGTATTTCGCGCTAATAGCCCCACTTCCAGGATGAATACCATCTACTGTATCAACGCCCGGGGCTGGATTATCTAACAGGCTCAAACCGTCGATAACCTTGATGCTTCTGTCGTTGCCCACTTTTGCCAGCGCCGTACGCCAGTCTGGTAGTTTAAGCGTTGAATCATTGGTAGAAGGCAGCGCCGTTTGCACTACTCGTATCATATTCGGAAAGCGCCCCTTGATTGCATCCAACCATGTGCCAGCAATAGCCGAACTGTTTGCCACCGTGCCACCACTGCCCGCATCGTTGTAGGTCATTTGTAGCGAATGCGCCGCGCCGCTCATATTGCCGCCATAAGCAGCCATGCGGTCTAACATACCGGTGCGTTTGGCATCCGTGTCGTAGCTCGTATCAATTCTTCTACGCCCCGCGCCTAACGCAATACAACGAAAGCCCGTTAGATACTGCGCTACCTGAACAATAAATGCATGTGTTTGCGCAATGGTCGCGCCCACACCAACACCGATGCTGTCCGTATCAAAGAAGAAAGGCGGTTTTGAGAGGTCGGGCGCAACAACCGTGTAGGCCGTATTAGCAGGATAGGTAATATCAATGATGTGGCAACCCGCGAAATTCAGGTTGCTTAATTCCTCCTGTAGTCCTTCTCCAAATGTTAGTGTGTGGCTGCCGCTAGCCACACTAAACGTTAGCCGTACGGTTTGCTCGGCCTTGGAGGCCGCCGTTGCCATGCCCGTATAGTTGCCATCCGTCAATACAGCTATACCAATCTGCGAGCTGGGCGAGGTGGTGCCGTGAACTGGCGCTACAAAACGTATATCCGCATAGGCAGGCAGGCCGTTGCTGAACTGGTGTGTCACGTAGGCCAGCGCTGAACGACGGCGGGCCGTGGTGCCGCTAATCGACTCGTCGTAGGCGTTGTTGTGGAAATCGGAAGATTGTGCCGTGTAGACCACGGGCGTATCCTGTGACACCGTGCACACCAGCGCCGCAATAGCCGCATTGCGCGCCGCTGCATCAGCTTCCGCCTGCGTAGCGCCTTGCGCCGTGCGCGTTACATCACTACCGGTTCCCGCCTTATCTACCCCGCACCGGGCGGTGTAGCTGCCATTGTACACCGTCTGGGGCGTAGAAACACTCACCGAGAAGGGAGTGGCCGAAATACCTGTGGCACCTTTATCGTCGGTGGCTCTGGCTGTGAAGCTGTGGGCACCTTGCGAGAGGCCGGGCGTCAGGATGCTATGTGGCGCACTAGTCGTTTCACCAACCTTTACGCCGTTGTCGAAATACTCGACCTTGGCAATGGTTCCGTCTGCGTCGTAGGGCGAAGCCGTGAGGGTTACACTTTGGCCGGTATTAACCGTAGAACTGGATCCGGCTATGGTTACCGTTGGCGCTTGGTTAGCGGGCGTGGTAGTAGCCGGTACCGTTACCACGAAGTACAGCGTAGCCGAGCCGTTACTGGTAGTGGCTGTTATGTTACCCGTAGTGGCACCGGTTGGTACGTTTACCACAATTTGCGTGGCCGTATTGGAGATGGGGGCCGCTGCTGTGCCGTTGAAGGCCACAATGGCGCCTGACAGGTTGGTACCGGTCAGCACTATTTGGGTACCAGCTGGGCCGGACGCGGGAGAGGCCTGGGTAAGCGTAGGCGCCTGATTGGTGGCTGGAGCGGACGCCGCACTCTCAGCTTTCCGAAAAACCAGTGTCCACTGCCCCGCCAGAAACGCGTAGCGCTCGTAGCTGCTCAGGCTGATGGTGTAAAACCACTGGTCCCCTTCCAGGTTCGCCTGCCCGCCCACACTCGCGTTGTCGGATGTTCTGGGCGCGTAGTTCTTATCGTGGATGCGGTTGCCATCCTCGCCATCGGCACCGGCGCCGGGCTGCTGGTAGTCAATACCCGCCCGCGGCGTGCTGCCGTCCTTGCCCTTGGCGATGTACTGGAACTGCCAAGCCCCAGCCTGCTTTTGGTAGACGTAGCCATTCACCGTGTTGGTGTAGGTCTGGCCATTGCTGCCAATGGCAGATGAGGGCGCGCCACCCCCAAACAGGGGGATGAGGGCCGCGCCGTTTTGCTTCAGACCTAGGAGGTCATCACGAAAAGCACTGAGGGCATCTCGCAGTTCCTTGGCCGTGTTGCCGCCCCCATCCTCGAAGGCGGCAATGAGTTGATCGTATTGTTGCTGGGTAGCCATTAGCGGTAATCGGTCGGGTTGAAGTCGAGGGAAGAGAAGTCCCGGGCTGCCTGCGGTCGGGTGGGCTTGGAGGAAGGGGCAGGAGCCGCCACCATAGCCAGGCAGTTACCCTGGTAGGCGCGGCTCACGTCTGTTAGCGTTAGCTCCACGCTATCGGCGCACACCGGTGGGTCGGGCGGCACGCGCAGACGCACCAGGCCCGCGGGTAAGGCCGCGGCCAGGGCCACACTGCGGATTTCCACTTCGCGGCCCGCTTGCAGGTAGCGCCACTGCGCGTACCAGTTGCCCGCGCGGCCGGCGGGCAGGATAGCCGACACCTCCAGCGGGAGCCCTACGAACTGCGTGGGTTCCACGAAGGCCGACAAGGGCAGGGCATTGTTGCCGGCCACGTAAGGGGCTAGCCGGCTCTCCGGCGCGCTGAGCACGGCGTAATGAGTAGCCGGATGCTGACGCCACTCACCAGCCCCCACAGCATCTACTTCGCGGTAGCGGTAGGTGAAAGCCAGGGTAGCGGTGTAGTCGACGCGCACATCGGTGCGAACGGGTGCGGCCTCGGTGTCCAGCTGGCTGCGCAGGTAGGGCTCAGCATCCACGGACGTTGCCGTATTGCGCACGGCTTTGCGCAGGCTGAAAAAGGGCGTCGACTCGCCTAGGCGGGTGAGCTCCACTTCCACCACCAGGCCCCGGCGGGGCTGCCGCTGGGCATCGAGCAGGCTGGTAACGGGGGTGGGCAGCAGCGCCGGCCGGGGCCACAACGCGCCGACGGCAAACCACTCGGAGCCGGGCAGCTGGCAGCTGCCATCGTCCTGGGTAGCGGCGGCGTTGTAATTGCTGGCAAACGGATTCGTGCAGCCTGACACCACCGGGGCGGCTATCTCGAAGTCAGCCGACTTCGTGCAGCCGCGCGCATCGGTAGCCGAGAGGCGGTAGCTGCCAATAGGTAGGACCTGCTGCTCATACGTGCCGGAGGAAAGCTTGCCGAATACACCTGCCTGCTGCCCGGTGGCGCGCTCGGTGATGGCGGCCTCGAAGTACGCGGCGCTGGTGGCCACCGTGAAGCTGAGGGAGCCATAGCGGGCACCGCTGGGTAGCGCGGGCACCACGTTGCTGATGGACAGGTCGCAGGCGGGCGCGCCGGGGGACGTGGTAGGGTTGCTGCTAACGCCACACGCCACGGAGAAGGTGCGCGTTATTTCGTCGCCGTAGTGGTTGTAGACGCGCAGCGCGTAGGCGCCATCCTTTAGGCCCGTGACCGTGAACTGGTGCTCGGTGTTGCCATCGAGGTAGGCGTAGCTGTTCACGTAGGCGCCGGCCTGGGTGCTGAGCTCGTAGCCCAGCGTATACTGCCCATTGCTAGCCGGCCGGGCCGTGCGCAGCGTAAACGTGATGCTGCCGCCCCCGCCGGCGCCACAGGCAACGGCGGGAAAATTCGGCAGCATGGAGAATTCCTGGGCGGGCATGGCTTACAGCGTTCGGGGGAGGACAGTGGCAATCTCACTTTTGAGCCTACTGCGCACGGCGTCGCGTAGGGCCAGGCGCAGGCGGGGCAGGGCGGCCTGAATCGGCGCTTGAAACGTATCGGTCGGCTTGCTGAAGCGCGGGTCTTCGCCGCGGAACAGGCGGGTGCCCTCCGCGCTGATCTTGGCCGCCACCGCGTAGGGGTTCAGCGGCAGGCGCTTGGCGGCAATCCACTCCCGGATAGCCTGCACCGACACGCCGCCGGGGCCGCGGCCATCACGCAGGTAGCGCACGTGGGTGGGGCCCAACAGCAGGCCCAGGTTGGGCGCTACTACTTCACGCACGGCGGCCAGGGTGCGGCCGGTGGCTATCTGGTCATTGGCCGCCATCTGGTCGCCTACGTCCTGCTTGAGGCGCAGCAGCTCGCGGCTGAGGATTTCGGAGAAGTCGGTCATATCACCAACCAACGTTTCGCCTACCACGCATCCAAGTCGGAACTCGGTACAACTCCACATCATGGCGGTACACCGCTTCGTCGGTGGTATGGGTGCCACTTAGCCAGAAACAGATAATGATAGTCCACTGGTTGCGGAGCATGGTGGTATAGTCGTAGAAAATCAGGCTGAAAAACAGTTCAGCAAGCGGCACCACAAACAGGCTAATCGTGAGAGCCCAGATAATTGCTTTGAGTTTATTCGTCATACTTGTGGTTGCTCTAAGGGTAGGCACACATTCACGCTGCCTTTCAGCGTGATATCAAGGTAGAGTACCACCCCATCCACCGGCCGGTCGAAGGGGCCTACGTTCACCACTTCCGCGGGCCGCACTTGCCGCACAGCTTGCACCTGGCCAGCCAGGGCTGCCAGCAGCCGGGCCGAGGCCTCCACCATGGCCGACACGCGGGGTAGGCGTGCTTCGGGGGTATCGTTCAGGTCGGAGGGCACCAACAGCATGAGCAGGCACGAATAGCGCACACCCGTTAGCTGCCCGAACTTGTTGACCACGAACTGGTAGGGCATCTTGTCATCGAGGAACACGATGCGGTCGGCGCTGCTGGTCTGATCCAGTTGGATGTTGGCAAACGCCTGCTCTCCGTGTAGCCAGGTGAGGCCAGGAAGCACGGCAGTGGCAGCGGCTTGCAGGAGGGTGTGGGGTAGGTTCATCGTTTCCTAGCCTTGGCGCACCCGCGTAGGCGCCGTGTAACTCAGATTACCCAGATAACTATCTACATACTGAAAGCTCATGCCTGCGTTCTTGGCAAACTGCCGGTCAGACTCCATGTCTCCAATCATGTGCGACTTACTCAGATCAAGCCCGATCTCACACGCCGCCTGATAGGCCATGCCGGGCAGCGGCTTGCGGTAATAATTGTCAGCATATGCCGCATAGCTGTATACCTCGACAGGGTATTTGTATTCGAAGTTTCCCCGCAGGAACGTGACCAACTCTGCTTCCACCTTGGTTAGCTTGGCTTCTATCTCTTCCTGCGTATGATAGCCAGCCTGTACGCCACCCTGGTTGGTGACGATAACAATAGGCCGTTCAGTGTGGTGAATGTCATACCACAGTGCATTGAGCATCTTGGGCATGAACTCCCAGTCATCTGCATCCTTTGGAAAGGTTTCGCCAGACTTGGGGCGAATAAGGGTGTGGTCTAAGTCAAGAAATAGTGCTGACCTTAGCGTAAGTTGAGCGGTAGATAGATTCATCGTGTTGGCGGGTTGGTTGAATTCCTTTTTGAGCTTATGGAGGATGTAGCCTATCCTGCATTCCATGTCGGTCATTTCCTCTGTTTCTCCTGTTGCTGGCGCAGCCGGTAGCGGACGTGCGCCTGATGGTTTTCGTACTCAATCATCACGTTCACTTCGGCCCACGAGAGGCGGAAGAAATACGGCCAACGCGTTTTGTCGCCACTGGCCAGCGCATCCACGACGGCCACCGTATCCCACTGCTGCACCAGCTTGTCCACGCCCGCCGTGCGCTCCGCAGCCGTGAGCGGAACCCGCTTGAGCTGCTGGGCATGGGCTTGCCGGATGCGCTCGTACTGCCCAAAAAAAAAGCAGTGAGCGGCAGCGCCTCGGCGAGGGTGGCCTGGCTGCAGATAGCCGCAAAGGCATCTACCCCGTCCGAGTCGTAGGCGCAGCGGTAGTAGGCTGAGTAGAAGTAGATGGCCAGCACGCGGGCATGCTGCTGGAAGGGGCTCAGGCTGGCGTCCGAGAGCACGGCGCCCAGGTCGGCCGCTTGCCCGAAGCTGTGGGCGCTGATATCCTGCGGCAGGGGCAGTGACACCAGGCCGTACTTGCCAGTGCCAGGTAGCACCAGGTGCGAGGGTACGGGTAGGCCGGTCAGCTCGGGCATGGGAACCTGCAAGAAGCTCAGCGCCTCCTGCAGTTCGTCCGTGAGCACCGCAGCGGGCCACTGCATCACATGCTCCGGAGCGACACCACACAGGATAGCCAGCGTGTCGTAGAGGTCCTGGGTGTGCTGCAAAGCATCGGCCTGGGCCAGCGTTACGTCCTGCCAGCAGTCGGGCAGGAGGACGAGGCGTCCGGATAGCGGAAGTTCGAGGGCGTAGGGCATAGACTAGCGGCGGCGCGACATAGCGCCGAAGGATTGGGAGTGACGGATGGGAGTTGGTGGTGGTGGCTGAAGCTCCAGGCGCATGCGCTGGGCCATCATGTCCGAGTAGTCAGGTGAGCGGCCAATGATTTCCTTCACCTCATCCTTGCTCAGGATGCGCAAAGGGCCGTCCTTATCCATGTCGCGCCGCTTGATGACGCCTAGTTCCTGCATGATCAACTCGCGTTGCTCTGCGGTGGTAGCCTTCTCAGCGATGTACATGCCAGCAGCATTGATGCAGCCAGCGAGTAGGTAGTAGCACTGAGCCTTGAGGTTTTCGAAGTTTTCGGGCTTCGGCTCACGTCCTTCACGCTTGGCGCGCTCGATCTCTTCTAGTGAAGGCATAGGGCGGCCGCCATTCAGGAAGCCAATGCAGCCGGGCAGCTGGTCGACTACGCCACCACCCACGCCGTCTTCGTCGACTACGATGCGGGACATGGGTACTTTGAAGTCGGTGGCCAGCTTGCGAATAGCCTGCGCTAGCTCGGTGGTCTTGCTCTTGTCCATAACCACTACCTGCATCAAGCGAAAGCCCAACCACAGGCCTATCACGGCCTTGTCTGAGCCGTAACGCGCCACGTCAGCCGTAATAGCAGGCTCCCCACTGGGGATAAACTCATTGGTGAACAAGTCGACAATGCGAGCAAAAGCAATCAGCGTAGCGGGGTCATCGTCGTAGTCCCAGTTACCGTGTAACAGGCGCTGAATACTAGCTGAATCAAGTGTCAGCAGCGACTCACGATACACTGCTGGCGTATATTTATTATCCGACAACAGCGACTGCACGAAACGACGATAGGGCTTGAGCACCCCATCTTTGTTCGGCTTGTAGAAGGTGGCATACACCCAGTTCTTAGCGGGGTTACAGCTACCCAGTATCTTCGGTGTCAGCCCTTTCGTGATGCAGCCACATCCACGGCAGTGCCACTTGTTGGGTTCTCCGTTGTCGTCATAGCTCAGCACCTCGTTACCCGATTGCTTTTTCTCGGGGTCTGGATCAGCCGCATTGGGCCGCCCACACTGGTGGCAGTAGTAGTTGAGCCGGTAACGAACACGCGACTTGACAATACCCCAGGCCTTGCTGACGATCTGATTACACTCATCCACAAAAGCACCGGTAAGCTCCATAGAGCCCAGGCTATCAAAGTTCCGGTCCGAAGGGTACTGAAATAGGTCCTTCAGGAAGATGAGGCTACCGTTGCGAAACGTGATGGTGCCAGCCTGCTCGTTGTACTTGTATTGGCCAGCGGTGATGCCTTGGCGGTTCATCACCTCGAAGAGGGTGAGCAAGGTCGTCTCCTTCAGGTTTTTGAGCTTGGCACGGCCAATGAGCCAGCGGGAGCCGGGGTACTTGAAGCAGTTCTTCAACACCCAGTAGGTGCCCAACGCAGACTTGCCACCGCCGGCGCCGCCGCCATACAGCAGCTCCGTGGTGGTAGCATCCTCCAAAATATCGAGGGCTTTCGTCTGTTTGAGCGTCAGCTTCATTCGGTCTCCCCTCCCTCGTAAGTACGCGTCTCGTTCCAGGTGAGACCCATGGTGCCACTGTGTTCGACCTCGTGCTTTTCTGGTTCGTTTAGGCCGTAGAGGCTGTTGATTTCCTTTTGCACCGCCAGCGCTGTCTTGTAATCCTGCACCTTCAGATTGCGCAGAAACAAGGTATTCAGCCGGGCGTTAGCTTTCCCAAATTCCCGGTCCCGGTTTTTCGCGGCCAGCTTTTTGAACTCGGCGTTGGCCTGCTGCACGTAGCGCTGCACGGTGCGTTCGGCTACGTCCCACTCCGGCCTTTTCTTCGCTACGTACTCGAACATATCCCGGCTAAGCACACCTTCGCAGAGCGCCTCAAACACGAAGTTGACGCGCTCCACGATTTCTGCTTCGGTGGCTTTGCTCTTCTTGCCGGCCATTATTTCGAGAGTAAGTTGTGCATCCAACCGGCGTGAAACGCGAACACCACCGGGCTATTGGTGAGTACATGGGTTTCGATGTTGCCGTTTTCGGTGAAGTTGGCGCTGCTTTCGATGGTGAGGCATACGCCGTCGCTGAAACGGCAGCTGATAAACTTGGAGTGGTTGAGCAAAGCCTTGAAGCGCTGGCCACGCTGCTGAAACCCTTCCACCGCCGCGTTGAAGATGGCCGTTTCGCGGCTCTTGAAATAGATGCCCGTGATGAAGTCGATTTGGCGAATCTGGCCCGCGTCGAACAGCTCGAACATGGCTTTCAGGTTCATGCGGTTGATAATCCAGGTAGAGGCCACCAGGTGGGTAATGTGCTGGCCTTCTCGCATTTTGATCAAAGCGGGGACAAAGTCCCAGAAGTCAAAGCGCGCATTGCTGACCATGTGCACCGATTCCTCGAATTCGGGTAATGGCGTAAGGTGCGTGATGGCATCATCCGTCTGCCTGGGTTTGCGGGCCGTTATTTTTGCATTACGCCGGGTCAGGCGCAGATTGTCCGGCGGCATAGCGTCGGATTGCAAATGATCGGGGGCGTCGAATAATGCCATACCCCGAACTTCCTACTCCGTAGCTGCCCTGGCAAACGGCGCGGCCCAAAAGCGTAACTCAACTGCCAAAAGCGTAACTCAATTACGAATGCAGTTGCTCGGAGGCCTTGCGTAGCAGGTACCGTAGCTGTACGGTGCTGATGGAGAGCTCCCGCGCCACCGTAGCCCGCACGCGTGACTGGGGCCACGAAGGATGCTTGCGGCTGATATCAGCTACCCGGCGGGCGGCGGTGGTCATCTCCGAGATGAGGAAGGTGCGGGAGCCGGGCTGCGGTGCGGGGGCGTGGCAGGTGATGGGCAGGATGATAGCCGTTAGCGTGGGGCGCATAGCAGTAGGGGATACGGTGGGCGGTGCTGGGGTTGGGTAGGGTAGTATTCAGGGCTGTTCTCGGATGCCAGCGGCGGCGCAGGCTTGTCGAAGCACCGCTACCTGCTCCTCGGTAAGGCTGTGGGCCACGAAGCGGAAGGCGTTGCTATCGGGCCACGGCACCACCTGGTAGGCGGGCCGCAGCTTGGGCGGTGGCTGCGTAGCGGTTTTCTGGCTTCTGGCAGCACCGGGAGCGGCGGGCGGGTG